ACAAAGAGCATGACATTATTGTTATAAGCAAAGACGGTACAATAGGTGATATATACGAAATACAAAACTTAAAAATAGCTTTACCAAAAGTTAATAATATACATAAGTTTGAAACTAATAAATGGGAGTATACTGAATACCCTAAAGTATTAAAAAAAATAAAGTCTGTATTTGATTGGGAAGAGTATCCGCTAGACTTTAAAGAAAAATGGTATGATTACATCGATAATGAGTTCGTCCGCAGGGAAGAAGGCTTTTGGTTCTATAATAAGAATGTGGCTACTTACATTACTGGTACTCACTATATGTACTTGCAGTGGTCCAAGATTGATGTTGGGCAACCAGATTTTAGGGAATCAAACAGATTATTCTACATATTCTGGGAAGCTTGCAGGGCCGATCATAGGTCATATGGGATGTGCTACCTTAAGAATAGACGATCTGGATTCTCATTTATGGCGTCCGGGGAGTGCGTTAATATGGCAACCATATCAAGCGACTCTAGGTTTGGAATATTATCTAAATCTGGACCTGATGCGAAGAAGATGTTTACAGACAAGGTGGTACCGATATCGGTTAATTACCCCTTCTTTTTCAAACCAATTCAGGACGGTATGGACAGGCCAAAGACAGAGCTTGCGTACAGAGTACCCGCGACGAAATACACGCGTAAGAAGCTTGAAAATAACGAGACGCTACGTGAACTCGACGGGCTCGACACCACGATCGACTGGAAAAACACGGGCGACAACTCGTATGACGGTGAGAAACTCAAACTCCTCGTCCACGATGAGAGCGGCAAGTGGGAACGTCCGACGAACATCCTCAACAACTGGAGGGTCACGAAAACCTGCTTACGATTAGGTAGTAGAATTATAGGTAAGTGTATGATGGGTTCAACCAGTAACTCATTAGATAAAGGTGGAGACAATTTTAAAAAACTATACAATGACTCAGACGTTACACAACGAAACGCGAATGGACAAACTCGCTCTGGATTATATAGCTTGTTTATACCTATGGAGTGGAATTACGAAGGATACATTGATTCTTATGGATTACCTGTCTTCGACACGCCTAAAAAACCAGTTGAAGGACCACAAGGTGAAATAATAGATTTAGGTGTAATAGAATATTGGAATAATGAAGTTGATGGTCTTAAAAAAGACCAAGACGCTTTAAATGAGTTTTATAGACAATTTCCAAGAACTACTAAACACGCTTTTAGAGATGAGTCAAAAGAATCTTTATTTAATCTAACTAAAATTTACGAGCAAATAGATTTTAATGAAGATCTTAGAAATTCTATAAATATTACCAAAGGTAATTTTATGTGGCAAGACGGTACACAAGACAGTCAAGTTTTGTTTATACCAAATAACAACGGTAGATTTTTAATAACATGGGTTCCACCTGTTAATATGCAAAACGCTGTAATAACTAAAGGAGGTGTTAAATATCCTTTAAATGAAAACTTAGGAGCTTTTGGTTGTGACCCTTACGATATATCAGGCACCGTAGATAAAAGAGGCTCAAAAGGATCTTTACATGGTCTTACAAAGTTTTCAATGACAGACACACCACCTAACCATTTTTTCTTAGAATATATAGCTAGACCTCAAACAGCTGAAATATTCTTTGAAGACGTGCTTATGGCTTGTGTTTTTTATGGCATGCCAATACTTGCAGAGAATAACAAACCAAGATTGTTGTATCATTTTAAAAGAAGAGGTTATAGAGGTTTTTCAATGAATAGACCTGATAGAAAAAGAAATAAACTTTCTATTACAGAAAGAGAGTTAGGCGGTATACCTAATTCAAGTGAAGATATTAAGCAAGCTCATGCCGCTGCTATAGAGTCTTATATAGAAGATTTTGTAGGTTTAAAAGAAACAGGATATGGTGATATTTATTTTCAAAGAACATTAGAAGACTGGGCTAAATTTAATATAAACAATAGAACTAAGCACGATGCCTCTATTAGTTCTGGATTAGCTTTGATGGCTTGCAATAAACACAGGTACGCTCCTAGTGCTCCTATTAGTTTAAAAGCTGTTGATTTAGGAATAAAAAAATACGATAATAGAGGAAGTACATCAAAAATAATAAGTTAATGAATATATATACTAATACTAGAAGTGCATTTCCTAGCCAAGTAGTTAGTGACCAAGAAAAATCCAGTATTGAATACGGTAGACAAGTAGCACAAGCAATAGAAGGCGAATGGTTTAGTCAAGGTAGAACTACGGGTAATAGATATTTAACTAATTGGAATAATTTTAATCAATTAAGGCTTTACGCAAGAGGCGAGCAAAGCGTTCAAAAATATAAAGATGAATTATCTATTAATGGTGATTTGTCTTATCTTAATTTAGACTGGACGCCTGTACCTATTTTATCTAAATTTGTAGATATAGTTGTAAACGGAATATCTCAAAAAAAATATGAAATAAAGGCATACGCTCAAGATCCTGAGTCTGTAAAGAAAAGAACAGGTTATGCTTCAATGCTTTATGAAGATATGATATCACAAGAATATTTACAAATTCTTCAAGAAACATTAGGCATAGACGCGTATCAATCTCCTAGCAAAAAAATTGTTCCAGAATCAAAAGAAGAGTTAGAACTTCATATGCAATTAAGCTATAAACAGTCTGTAGAAATAGCTCAAGAAGAAGCTATATCTTCTGTAATGGCTCAAAACAAATACAACTTAACAAGACGTAGGTTAAACATGGACTTAGCCGTATGCGGTATTGCGGCTGTTAAAACTAATTTCAACACAGCTAATGGCGTAACAATAGATTACGTAGATCCTGCTTATATGGTGTACTCGTACACAGAAGATCCTAATTTTGAAGATATATATTATGTAGGTGAAGTAAAGTCTATAACTATACCTGAGCTTAAAAAAGAATTTCCTAATATACCTGAAGACGAATTAAAACGTATACAGGATATGCCTGGTAATAAATCTTATATAACTGGTTACGGCAACTATGATAACAATACTGTTCAGGTTTTATATTTTGATTACAAGACTTATAATGATCAAGTTTTTAAAATAAAACAAACAGAGCAAGGACTGATGAAAGCTATTGAAAAAGACGATAGTTTTAACCCACCTAAAAGTGACATGTTTGAAAAAGTCTCTAGATCTATTGAGGTTTTATACAGCGGAGCTAAAGTGCTTGGCACAAACACTATGCTTAAATGGGAGTTATCTAAAAACATGTCTAGGCCAATGTCAGACACTACTAAAGTTAAAATGAATTATGCCATATGTGCGCCTAGAATATATAAAGGTAGAATAGAATCTTTAGTTGGAAGATGTACTGGCTTCGCTGATATGATACAGCTAACACATTTAAAACTTCAGCAAGTTATATCTCGCATGGTTCCAGACGGTGTTTATTTAGATATGGACGGACTTGCTGAGGTTGACCTTGGTAATGGTACTAATTACAACCCAGCTGAAGCGCTTAATATGTATTTTCAAACTGGTTCTGTGGTTGGTAGATCGCTTACGCAAGACGGTGAAATGAACGCTGGTAAAGTTCCAGTTCAAGAGTTACAAAGCGGAAGTGGTAATGCTAAAATAGCTAGTTTAATTCAAACTTATCAATATTATTTGCAAATGATACGTGATGTAACAGGTTTAAATGAAGCTGTAGATGGTAGTTTACCTGACCGCAACACTTTGGTTGGATTGCAAAAATTAGCAGCAAATGCCTCAAACGCTGCAACTAGACATATAGGTCAATCTGGTATGTATCTTACTCTTAGAATAGCTGAAAATATAACACTAAAAATAGCGGATGCTTTAGAATTTCCGTTAACAAAAAGTTCTTTACAAAATTCTATATCAACTTTTAACATCAAAACACTTGAAGAAGTTGTAAATTTAAATTTGCATGATTTTGGTATATTTTTAGAATTAGAGCCAGACGAAGAAGAGCAAGCTAAGTTAGAAGAGAATATACAAGTTTCTTTGCAAAATGGAGGTATCAATCTTGAAGATGCTATTGATTTACGTCAAATTAAAAATATTAAACTTGCAAATCAAATGCTTAAAATAAAACGTAAGCAGAAGCAAGAACAAGATATGCAAATTCAGCAAGCTAACATAGCGGCTCAAGCAGAAGCTCAAGCTCAAACAGCAGAAAAAACAGCTATGGCCGAAGTTCAAAAACAACAAGCAATAACTTCTACTAAAGTAGATTTTGAGCAATCAAAAAGTCAGATGGAGATTCAACGAATGAATACTCAAACGCAATTAGACATGCAAAAAATGGCTAGAAAGTTTGAATATGATAGGCAGTTGAAAGAAATGGAGGTTAATGCTATTGGTTCAAAAGAACAAATGATAGAAGATAGAAAAGACAAGCGTATAAAAATGGAAGGTACGCAACAAAGCGAAATGATAAGCCAAAGAAAAAATGATGGCTTACCAATTGATTTTGAAAACCAGCCAGACGCTGGAATGAGTGCGTTTATGTAAGCGCTATTTAATTATTTAATTATATTATATTATGTCAGAAGTAAAAACAAATAAACCTGTTAAGCAGGAAGGTGAGTTTAAATTAAAAACAAAAAAGAAAACACCTAAAAAATTAAACGAAACTAAGGATAATGTTACTAAAGTAAATATAAATCCTAAAGAACCTTTAGTTGAATTAGAACCAGAGGTTAAAAAAGTAGTAATAAAAAAAGAAGAACAAGATGCCATTCAAGTCGGAGAAACAAAGGAGGTATCTGTGGAAGAACCATCCGGAGATAGCACAGAGGTGGGAAAACCTGTACAAGAGTCCAACGAGACTACTGAAGGGTTTTCTCCGATCCAAGAAGTAACAGAAGCTGAAGTTAAACAAGTTGAAGCAGAAGTTAAAGAAGCTATAAGAGATGAAAAAGTATTAGGCAAACCATTGCCAGAGAATATTGAAAAGCTAGTTTCCTTTATGGAAGAAACAGGTGGCACAATAGAAGATTATACTCGTCTAAACGCTGATTACAGTAATGTAGACGATAAAACTCTAATTAAAGAGTATTACAAAAAAAATAAACCCTATTTAGATTCTGAAGATCTTGATCTTTTGTTAGAAGATTTTGACTATGATGAAGACGTCGATGAAGAAAGGGATATACGCAAAAAGAAACTTGCGTTTAAAGAAGAAGTTGCAAAAGCCAAAAGCTTTTTAGAGGAAACCAAGAGTAAATATTACGACGAGATCAAGTTGAGACCGGGCGTTACTCAGGAACAACAAAAAGCTATGGATTTTTTCAATAGATACAACAAGGAGCAAGAACAAGCTGAGCAACAGCATCAAATGTTTAAGGATAATACAAAAAAGCTTTTTAGCGATGATTTCAAAGGTTTTGATATCAATGTCGGTGAAAAGAAATATAAGTATAATATTCAAAACAAAGATAAAGTTGCAGAGAACCAGTCTAATATAACAAACCTCGTTGGGAAGTTCCTAGACGAAAATGGTAATGTTCAAGACGTTAATGGTTATCACAAGGCTATTTATGCTGCTGAAAACGTAGATAAGATTGCCGCTCATTTTTATGAGCAAGGAAAAGCTGATGCTGTAAAAGACGTTGTAAACAAATCAAAAAACCTAAGTGACACTAAAGCTAGGACTACTCAAGGAGATGTGTTTATTGATGGATTTAAAGTTAGAGCAATTTCAGGTGCTGATTCTACAAAACTTAAAATAAAAACTAGAAAATTTAACTAATAAAAACTTAAAATTATGAGTTTAACTCCTCAATTTGGTAGTTTAATACCTTCTCAAGTACAAGAAGTATTAAATAGTAACTACCTACAATTTAACACTGGCGCTGCTGCAACTGGTGGCGATACATTCGCTCAGCAGTATTTACCAGAAATTTATGAACAAGAAGTAGAGCGTTATGGAAACAGAACGTTATCTGGATTCTTAAGAATGGTTGGCGCTGAAATGCCAATGACATCTGATCAAGTAATTTGGTCTGAGCAAAACAGACTACATATTAGCTATACTGGTTTTGGTATCGCTGCTAATGTTGGTGCTGCTCCTAACCAAACAAACGTTATTACTTTAGCTCCTAACGTAACAAAAGTAGTATCAGTAAACGACACTATTGTATTTTTAAATCCATCTAATGGGCAAGAAGTAAAAGCTATTGTAACAATTCAAGGTGCTGGACAAACTTTTACAGTTGCTCCTTTTAGTGGCACTGGACTTGAAGGTGTTGGCTCTTTTTCTGGAGTAGCTGGTGCTTTAGCTGTAGGCGCTAATCCAGGCATTAAAATGTTTGTATATGGTTCTGCTTACACAAAAGGAACTACTATTGGAACTGGTGCTGGTAACTCTGCTGAAAGAGTAAGTGTTGAGCCTTCTTTTACTCAATTTTCTAATTCACCGATCATTATTAGAGATCAGTACGTAGTATCTGGATCTGATATGGCACAAATCGGATGGGTTGAAGTTGCAACTGAAGATGGTGCTTCTGGATATTTATGGTACTTAAAAGCTGAGTCTGAAACAAGACTACGCTTTGAAGATTACTTAGAAATGTCAATGGTAGAAAGTGAGTATAACCAAAAAACAGCTGGTAATTACGCCAGTGGTATTTTACCAGGTTCTGAAGGTTTATTTGCTGCTATTCAATCTCGTGGTAATGTAGAAGTAGGATTTACGGCTGCTAATGGACTAGATGAATTTGACGCTATATTGAAAAATTTAGACACTCAAGGCGCTATTGAAGAAAACATGCTTTTCTTAAACCGCCAAACTGCTTTAGATTTTGATGATATGTTAGCTGCAATTTCTGGTGGTGCTGCAGGTGGTACTGCTTTTGGATTATTTGAAAACTCAGAAGAAATGGCATTAAACCTAGGATTTAGCGGTTTCAGAAGAGGATCTTATGATTTTTACAAAACTGATTGGAAATATTTGAATGATGCTTCTACTCGTGGAGGTGTTGACGGAATTAGCTCTATTGAAGGTGTATTAATACCTGCTGGAACTTCTACTGTTTACGATCAAGTATTAGGAACTAACATCCGTAGACCTTTCTTACATGTACGATACAGAGCTTCACAAAGTGATGATCGTCGTATGAAGTCTTGGTTGACTGGTTCTGCTGGTGGTGCATTTACATCTACATTGGATGCTATGGAAGTAAACTTCCTATCTGAAAGATGTTTAGTGACTCAAGCTGCTAACAACTTTGTATTATTCAAAGGAATCTAATAATGATTCAAACTTAATAATATCCCCGTCTCCGGGCGGGGTATTATTTTATTAACTATTTAATTTTATTATATTATGGCTAAAAAAGCTACAGCAGTAGAAACTGTTGAGGTTGCACCTCAAGAGGTTGCGGTAAAATCCGCTCCTAAACCCACAAAACCAACGTGGGAAATTAAAGATAGAGTTTATTATTTAAAAGGAAATAAATCTCCTTTAACTCTAACTATTCCAGGTAAGCACACTAGAAAGCATGCTTTACTTTATTTTGATCCTGCATCAGGTAAACAAAGAGAAATTAGATATGCTACAAATCAAGATTCACCTCTTGTAGATGAACAAAAAGGTGAATGCACAATGGGTCATATTAGATTTTTTGATGGAACTTTAAAAGTTCCAAAAGAAAAACAAAATCTACAAAAACTATTATCTTTATATCACCCTTTAAAAGGTAAATTGTATGAAGAATTTAGCGCTGTTGAAGAAGCTGTTGATCAATTAGATGTTTTAGATCTTCAAATAGATGCTTTAAATGCCGCTAGAAACATGGAAGTAGATCAATCTGAAGCAATACTTAGAGTAGAAATAGGTTCAAAAGTTAACTCTATGAGTTCTAAAGAAATTAAAAGAGATTTACTTTTATTTGCTAGAACAAATCCACAATTATTTATTAGCTTAGCTAATGATGACAATGTTCAATTAAGAAACACAGCTATTAGAGCTGAAGAAGCTGGTATAATTAAATTATCAGGCGATCAAAGAACATTTACTTGGGGATCAAACGGTAGAAAATTAATGAATGTACCTTTTGATGAAAACCCTTACTCAGCATTTGCTGCTTTCTTAAAAACAGACGAAGGTGTTGAGATCTATAAATCTATAGATAAAAAACTATAAAAACAAGTGATACTAATATAGGCGGTTTCGGCCGCCTTTATAGTATAAATAAAAAATTAATATGGCAGTAAGCGTAAATACAGTA